AGCTTCTCTCTTTTCCTACTTATCAATTCTACCATTATAGCATGTTTTCCTAGACAAAAAAAGAGCTCTATAATATTTACACTGACTAACTTTAGATAGTATTAAATCGCTAGATTGTAGAAATAATGTTTTAAAAAGAGTATAATATTAGCAAAATTGATAGAAAATCAGAAATCATGAACTTAAAATAATGGAGATAACTGACATAGAAAGTTCAAGAGATGAATATACTGAAATTTATACAATAAACAATATGAAAGGGTAAATAATGAAATTAGAGTTATTACTGGATAAACCAAAATTTACCTTAATGTTTCCATATAAAAATCAATTTAATAGAGCAGGGGGACCATTCATGATATCTTTATCTGTTATGATTCTCTGGATTCTAAAGCATCTGATCGCTTACAATACCGATTTTACAGACAAGATTATTATAGCAATTGTACTGATTTATGTTCCACTTCTTCTATGGTTTATGGGGTATTATCTCTTCATAAATGGAGTAAAATTAGAAGTTCATAAAAACAATACTGTTCAGTATTATACCTATAGTAGCAGAGGCCTCAGCGTATTACATTATCAATTTAAACTTCAAGATATCGAACAAATAACCATTAAAAAACGTCTCTTTAATTGTGCAAAGTTAACCATGAAAATTAGAAATCCTATTTTTTTAGAAGGATATGAGAAAAATCTAAATAAGCTAATAAGTGTCAGTATCATCACAGATAAACTGAAAGCAGATGTTTTTATGCACGAAATGAACCAAATTCAAAATGACAAATCAGGAAACCAAGTTATCAAATAAGCTAATTTACAAAAAATTTAATTTTATCTAACTTATAAATTCTAAAGAAAATAGTTCACTGAAGAGGCTGGGATCAAAAATCCCAACCTCATTTTTGCTTAGTTGTACACCTATAATTTATTAGTAGATTAAACTATTTGTTGGTATTTTAGAATTCAAAAACTCCTTTAAACAAAACTTCCTTTCTCTATCCACAACCTTAACCAATCTACCGAATTGTTGAAACCATGAAATTCTAGGTCTATCAAATTAAGACTTGGTCTAGAGATTTCTGTCCCACTGTTTTTTTCTTTATCTTAAAAAGTCAAGTAGAAGCCTGTATAGGACTTATGAACTAAAAAAGCCACCGAATGCGGTGACTTAATAGGGAGATTATTATGAAAAAGGTAAAATAAAATCTTATTAAATCAACACTTTTGGAGGGTGTCCCCTCCAACTCCCCGACCTCTGGACAAGGTCTATTTTTTTTTTGAAAAAATTTAAAAAAACTTTATCAAAACGCTTGACTTTCTCGGTGTACCGTGATATAATATAATCAAGATAAGGAAAGGAGGTGAGGAAGTTGAACAAAGAAGATTGGCTTAGGTTACTTGAAAAGGCGATAGATAATATCCCTGAAACAGTAACTGCTATCGCAAGTCTAGTGACCGCAATAACGGTCGCAAGGCAAAACAAAAAGCGTAAACCCAACTCCCGCAAAAGAAAAAGGTAAACGCTAAGAGGTAGGGGCGAAAGCCCCTCACACCTCTATTTTATCAAATGAAAAGAGGAAAAGCAATGGTTAGTGCAATAGCTATTTTTATAATTGTGATCAATGTATATATCTATCTAAAAAATAAAAAGGACAAATAATATGAGAAAAGTTATTCAAGAATTACTTAACAGTTCTATTTCTACATCTGCTATTTCACAAGGTGCTGGTGTGCCATGGACTACCGTTTCTGACCTCAGAAAAGGAAAAACGAGCATGGACAAAATGGCACTTCTAACGGCAGAAAAACTTTATAAATTTGCTACAGCTGATAAGCAGTGATTTCGGTCACTGCTTTTATTATTGCAAACAAAAAAACCGCAAGCCTGAGCCTGCGGTTGGTGTAATCTAATTTGAAAGTCCTTTCTGTTTTTATTTTTATTCTTTTGGTTTATCAACTACTGTGATAAGACCATCTGGTTCGGTTTTGAATTCAGGATCCGTGTGTAGTTCACCGTTCGCCTTCAAATAGTACCAGCCATCGCCTGACTTAATGAACTGTTTAGATAACATGTACCCGTCTTTTTCTTCCATAAAGTACCAGGTTTCTCGGTATTTAACCCATCCAGTGGCCATGCGACCGTCCGATTTGAAGAAATACCATCGATGGTTGAGGAACATCCAGCCTGTGACCATTGCGCCACGCTTATCTAAATAAAACCAATCCTTGCCATCGTTGAACCAACGATTGATTAAGCAATAACCACGATCATCAAAGTAGAACCATTCGTTGTTGATTTGCTTCCATGAGTTCGTAGGATAAGAGCCATCTGACTCCTCCCACCACCAACCAGTGCCATTACGTTTCCAGCCAGCTTCAGATAAGCCGCCTTCGATGTCTTTCTTGAATTGCTCACGACTGATTCCCCATTTGGCTAAATAAGGGTATGGATCCACATGGTCTGAGTAGTTTCGAGGTTGATTGTATGTACAATACTGATGCGTCTTGATGCCTGCTAGACTGTCAGAGTCCAGCGTTTTCGGAATCCCTGCTTCATCAGCAAGGTTGCGCAGTAGTTCAACATAGAGCTTGTAATCGCGCATAAACTCTTCTTTGGTTTCGTGACTTTCAATAAGTTCAACTTGTCCGTATCCTTCAACGTTCCAGCCACCACCTACGTCATAGGCTCCCATATCGGTGTACCATGTCTGCATCACACGGCCGTTGCCGACAACATGTGAGAAAAAGCCTGAATCTACAGGACGACGCATGTGGTAGTCCGCTTCATTTTGAGCGGTTGAATTTGGATTCCCTGTTGAATGTGCATGAATTTGTCTGTATGGTTGTTCCCCGACCTGCGGTAAGTCAGTTCTTAGTCTACTTGTATCAATATCCATTATTGTTCTCCTTCGTTCTTGTCGTTTTTGTCACCAGATAAGCGTTCAAATGCCTTGATGATAGGTTGGAAGATGGTCACGTTACCTTTTAACTTACGGTAATTTTCGATGAGTGACTGGAATGTAAAAAGCAAATATCCGAGGTAAATTGAGTATAGAAATGCGAAGCCTGTCTTCTCAGGTAGCAAGACAGACATCGGAATCAATACCATCAACAAGAGGACCCCAAGAATTTTTCGAATCAGGCCGTTAATACCAATCTTACTCTTGTATTCAATTTCTGGATTTGCAATCGCTGCAAACGTACCCGATGCAAAATCTACGATCTCTAGGATCACGATTAAGCCTAGCGCATACAATACCAAACCATCTTCTGTTTGGATCAAACTTCTAAAAAAGTTAAACAATTCAAATTTCATCTATTTCTCCTACTCTTTGCCTTCAAATTTCCAAGCGACACCAGTTCCGTTTTGTTCCAAAGTACCATTTGTCACAAATGCGCTGACAGGCTCGCCGTTGTATGTAAATTCCTTGTTAAGCTGCACAAGGATGCGCTTGCCTTCACCGTTGACCTCTACGTGTTCAGGGTCTTCAATGGTAATCAGGTCATGTGGTAAGTAGGCCTTACCGACCTCAGCCAGAGGGATCAGCTCAACCAATTCTTTGTAAGTCGTTCCGTATTCAATATTTTTGCTCATGACAGAGTTCAAGACAAGAACATGAATGACCTTCTGATTCACCTTCGAGTTCTCTTCGGTCCGCTTAATAAGTGCAGAGAGTCGGTCCTGTTCGCTCTTGTTTTGCGCAATCTGCTGCTCAGCTTGTTCAAGCTGTGCCTGTGTTTTGACAATGGCACTGCCTGGATCTAGCTCGGCTTTTAGGATATCCAGCACTGCTTGAATTAAGATATCTTCTGATTCATTTGTACGGTCACCAGCCAATTCACGCTGGTTAGTGCTGTAACGATTGCCATCCTCTAAACGGATTTCTACAATGGTTGTAACTTTGTCGCCCAAACCTCGTGTGTAAGGTTTGCTTGCTAGTTTATAGTTATTGATTGCCATTTACCATTTTTCCTTTCACTTCTTCAAATTTTGCTTTGAGTTCTTCGTCTGACTCGATGATTCGTTTCATCTGCTCGAGCTCAATAGCGGTTACTGTATAGAGGGCTTCGAGCGTTGCTGACTGAGTAGCCTCATTACCGACTTTTTCACCAAGCGACTTAATCGCTAGGCTGCTGATTTGTTTGTCTTGTTCGTTCATGCTGTTTTCTCCAATTTTTCTATTTTATGATTAAGCTCTTGAATCGCCTTAATCAAGTAAGGCACAAGAGCAAATGTGTTGTAAGAGTATGCGCCGTCAGGATTTTCAAAAAACGCCTCAGGAGCGTGCTTCTGGACATCCTGCGCCATGATACCGCAAGCGATATCTTCTATTTTTCCATCGTATTCTTTGCGATAGCTGTACGTTTTAAGCTTCTGGATAACATCGAGGCCAGAGACTGTACTGTCTTCGATATTGTGCTTATATCGACGGTCTGAAATCTCTTTGTTCATCGGAATCCAGTCGTATCCTGAACCGCTGTAATAGAGGTAAAGATAGTTATCCGAAGGCTCAAAATTTGAGTATTTAGACGAGTGAATCCAATGACCGGTTTTTCCTGAGTTCTCATTGTTGTAGTAAATGTGACCGGTAACACGTAGATTTCCATGTATGACTGGCGTGTTCCAAAATTCTGCTGTATTGTAACAATACATCTTTCCGTTGTTTTTGACATACCAAGCATAGTCACCAGGATATCCCCAATTGTTGCCCCAATTGACCCACAAAGCCGTCTGTGACCATTGACCAGACCCGTTACTCATGCCGACTGAAAATTGGTTTTGACCAGTTATCCAGTACACCGATGAATCTTTCTCATGCGTACCGATTTGAAATCCACCAATTCGCCCTCTATAACCTTCAAGCAAAGTCGCAGTGACTACAACAGACCGCAACTTGTTGATAAAGGCCTCTTTAGCAGCAAGCGTATCTGTGAAGATATCACTTGAGACGAATCGTCTTGCCATGGCGATATCCATGACCAACTTGTCTGCTGTGATAGAGTTAGATCTAATGATGTCTGAATTGAGCGTTCCAACACTGGCATCGCCTACAAACAAGCGTTTGAAATAACCATGAATAGCCGTCAGTTCATCGAGTAGGGTCTTACCCTTCAAACGAATCTTCTCTGCCTCAATCAGAATTTGATTGTTAGTCGCATTGATTTGAGAAACGATAGCCCCTGCACTGTTGATATTCTGAACAGCCCACGAACCAGCCAGTTGACTTTGAACCGAGCGAATCGCTTCGTCGGTATCTTCAATAGCAGGACGAGCACTTGTTGCAAGGCTTCCTTCCTCTAATTGAGGAGCTAAAACATCGATATAGCCTCCTTTTGCGCCGTTTACTAAGTAAACGTAGCCGATTGATAATTTTCCAGCTTTTTTTCGCTCGCTGGAAAATGTCAAATATGTCCATTTATCATCTTTCAAGATAAATTCTGGACTTATACCTGTTGCATCGTCAGGCGCCCAATAGTTTTGTAACCTCACTCTTTGCCCGACTGAACCTTTTACCCAAACAGACATGGTATAGGTTCCTGGCATAATTTCAAACCCGTCCTGAGCAATGCCAATTTGACCTTTTGGATCACTGGAAAGTATACGTACTGCTTTATTAAAACCAGGTACAGGACTATCCAAAACATCAATCGTCCGAATGCTTCCAGAACCTGAGCCTCGAAATGTCCCAGAATCCCATGAGCCTGAAGCTACACGCATCTCTTTGATCCCTCGGATATAATTTCGGCCACCTTTCGCAGCCTTCGAAACCTCAACCTGAAACAACTGGTTAGTCAAGGCCATTCGAGCGATATTGTCTGCGATGCTATTATTAGTATTTCCTAAAATTCGCTCATAGAGCTGGCTTGTCTCTCTGACTCTCTGGAAGTCTGTCTGATTAGCCTTTCCAGCAATCTGAGAAGTGATGTCTGCAAATCGGCCATCTACTGCATTTTTGTAGGTCGCTATCTGAGTGGCGATCAAGCCATTTTTGGGGTTGGTAATAGCTTCAAACCTACGCTCAAGACCTCTCACATCTTCCTGATAGCTTGCCTTTCCGACGAAATCACGACTCACAAGCTCACGGACCGCTGTCGCTTGTTTCGCACTCTCTTCTCGAGTGTATCTTCTCAATGCTTCTTGTCTCTGACTGTCTTGGCTAACATAGGTTTCAACCGATGCCAGTTTAGCAGATAGACCTTCAGCTGTTTTCTGAAATTCAGACTTGGCAACGACAAGGTCAGTCTTGTCATCTTCAGGAGCAGGACCTGCATCTATACGAGTAGAACTTCTGGTCAATTCAACCTTGCGAAAAGCCACATAGCCAATCTCGTTATAGCCCAGAATAATTCGCCAAAAATCAAAATTATCAGGCTTGGTAAGCGCTGGGATAGTGACTTGATAGGTCTGCCAGCTAGACGTGAGATTAAAATTACCATTTATAATCTCAGGATTGCCAGGTACTGTTCGATTAGCTCTTAAAGAGATCCAAACGCTTGGATTTCCAGAGTAGCAAATCCCTTGAAATGAGAGGGTGTAAGTCTCGCCAAGCTCCAAATCCAAAAGAGCTGTCGAATTTTTACCTGATGCTCGACTTCCTTCTTTCGAATGGATTTGCAACTGTTTCCAAGTCTTCGTAGTTCCTTTTACATTATATTCTCCGTTTGAGATAGTCCAATCTCGAGGGCTGTTATCACCTTGACTATAGTGCCAAAGTCCTCTTGAAAAATCGTAGTCTTCAGCATAATTGCGACTGCCGACCTTCATCTTAGCGAATGTCTGCGTAAGCCCATCAATGCCTTGTTTAACCTCTGATTTCGTCGCAAATCCACTCATCTGGCCAGTCATTCGACTAAGAGTCTCAGTGGTCGTTCTGCGATATTCTGAAGCTTGATTGACCTCATTGTTGACCGTCCGCTTCAGAGCGTCCAAATCACCCGATAGAGCCGTTTGAGCGCTCGTAGCCTGTGACTTAAACGCTTCAAGTCTAGCGATTGAATCTAGACCAATCCGCTTCGCTTCCTGAGCGAGTAGACTGCTGGCCCCAGAATTTTTCAATGCTTCTTCAGTTCTACGCTTGACCTCTTGTAGTGAGCCATTATTAAAGCTATTGAAACGCTGGTCAATCGTGTCAGAGAGTTCTTGCTTAACTTCTTCGGCTCTGGCTTTGGCCAGTTCAATACCGTCAGAAATTTCCTGTCTAAGCAATCTAGCTTTATGATCAAAGTCTAAGTTAGCATTTTGAAGAGCCTTGTCAAGGGCAATTTCTTGGACAGATTCTGTTACTCCAAGGATAGCATCGGCTGCGCTAGATAAGCCACCAGAAGCTTTAGAACCACCATTCCCTACCTTGTCATCAAAGGTCAACGAGATATACTCTTCTTTCAAGGCATCAAACTCATAAGCAATAGCTTTCTTGAATGCATCGACATTGTGCTTCCAACTCTTGAGATTGACCGTATCGCCCATATTAACTACTTGACCATCAAGTTCATAAGCTTCAATCTTGATAGCATCAGAGATCTTATCAATGCCCTCATTTGAGAACTTAGCCTGTGCCCACTTCTGCAACTCTTCAACAGATTTTGCATTGTTGTTCTCGTACTCTTTTTCATTGATGTAAGGATAAGAGTTAATAAGGGGGCTATCAACAGTCACTCTGATAGTCGTTTCTTTTTCAGCGCCTTCAGGCTTAAACGTCGATTTAGCATGGATTCTTGTTACAACATTCTGACTGCTTCTTGTACGTTGGTAATCCTTCAGATTCTTATGCGTTGTAATAACAACACCACGATTCTCACCACGACTCTTCTTCACTGTCAGAGCGAAATTATCACGAACCAACTCGCCTTCCCACGTTCCGACAATACTATGCTTACCGTCCAGCAATACAGAGTACAGGGTTTCTGTCTCAGTCGTGTTGAAGGTCCTACGGTCCTGAATATCACTGTTAAATGAGAAGTCCCCAAGAGCCGTTTTGGTGTTTTGTACCATGCGAGAAAGAGCCATGCCACAACTCTGACTAGTCACACTCATTGGTGTGATCGACCGTTGCATCACATCGTCTGAAATGTGATAGGCTGTGATTTCCAGATGGTCATTGTTCTCAACAGGTTTCTTGATGCGAAATAGCTGCGCCCCTAAAACAGGAGTCGGAGCCTTTATCAGCATATCTTCCTGGATGAGCTGATAGATACCTGAGTCAGAAATAGGATATTTCACAGTTAAGGTGAAATCACCGTTCATGGTTTCTTTCACAATCGCCGAAGTCGCTTCATGAAGTGGCTCCCCGTTCCATCGAACGGTTCTCACATCTTTATTAAGTAGATAAAGCAATTATGCCCACCCCCAAACTGTCTCGATTTCAAGCGATTGAATACCTTGACCCAAAACAACCCCAACATTCTTCACTTTCGCTGGATCAACTGTGATAAAATCCCCTGACCATTTCACTGGCTTCCCTGTTGTTGTTTTAAAGCTAGGATTGTCAGGATTATTGACCATCACAAGCGATTCAGTGAGTCGTTCAAGACGGATGACCTGACCAGCGATTGTAAATGAAGTTTCAGAAGCGCTCTGACCAACGATTGTGATTTTAGGAAAGGCAAGAGCAGAACCTTGAACGGTCAAGGTCCCACTTCTTGTCAATCTCTGTGTATCGGTGCCTTTAAAGTATTTTGTAGGATGGCAATTGAAGGTTGCTTTGGTCATGTAAAGACCAGGTTGCACTTCTTCAAGGTCGCTCAAATTGACCTTATAGCACCAAAGACGAGTTGTTTTGACTCGCTCACTCTCTAGCCAGAACTTTTCACGGATAAACAGACTCATAAATTGGTTCATCTGCTCCTCAGTCGGTTTGACTAAGTAAATCGTATAAGATTTCTTGACCAGTTCCCTATGCTTGTTTGTCTGAACGATTGCTCCACTGATACCACCATGCTCCAAGAGAGCTGTCTTGCTCTCTCCCAGAGCAATTGAGGGAGAATTATGGACAATTACCTTAAAAGGAAAAGACGATGTTCTCACACCGTCAATCACAAGCTCATTATGCTTTATCATGCAAATCCTCCTCTCAATTGTGTCTTACGTTGTAATTCGTCAGCAATACGCTGAGCCACCTCATCAGCAATACGACTGATGTCAGCTTCTTCTCTGACAGTGTTGCCAGTAATAGTAATGTTGATGGTCGGTGAAGTTCCACCCATAGTCTGAGCGATACCTCGACCGATGGCTCCAAGTGTCTTATCGTTAAGCGGCAATACTGCTTCGTTACCAGCTTCACCACCAACCATCATGTTATTACCATTCATTCCAAAGATGGTTGGTTTTGTCATGATACCGCCCTTGGCATACCATTCGATTCCAATACTTGGAACACCTTGACTCAACCAATCTAATGGATTGGCCGAACCACTCACATAAAAGTGAGGTAGTGGGATGTGTGGCCAGCTGATGTTGAAGTTAAACAATCCTTTGATGGTATTGATAGCCGTGCTGACAAGGTCCTTCGCCCCATTGATAGCACTACCGATGGAATTTTTAATCCCATTCCAAACGTTTGATACTGTGCTTGAAATGCCATTCATGATATTCCCAATTGTTGTGGAAATACCTTGCCATGCCGTTGAAATGATGCTTGAGATTGAAGAAATAACTGTCGAAACAATTGATTTAATCGCTTCCCAAATAACTGACATGGTGTTTTTGATTGTTTCCCATGCTCCTGACCAATCTCCATTGATTACTTGCATGATAGCAGTAATGATACCTTGGATGACTGTTATAGCAGTCTGTACGACTGTTTTAAGAACCTCCCAAACCATCGATACACTTGTTTGCATATTCGTCCACATCGCTTCAAAATATGGAACCAGATATTCCATAGCAACTTGAATAATAGTGGTGATGATGTTAATAGTCGTACCGATTATTGTAGAGATAGTGTCCCAAACAATCTTAAAGGTGCTTTCAATAAGCGCCTGGTTCTCGTCTATCCATTCAGTGATCCCGCCAAATACAGAAATAATAAAATCTGAAACATTCTGGATGGCTGTGCTGATTGCGGTTTGAATAGCTCCCCAAACCGTGTTGACAATCTCCATAATCCATGTATGATTAGATTCCCACCAAGCAATCATCCCTCCAAAAACATCCTGAATAACCTTATCAATGCCAGTGATTGCTAAAGTTATCAAGTATGACATGATGTTCCAAACATAGCTAGCTGTTTTTAGGATATCTTCTTGATTAGTTTTCCACCAATTCGTTAAAATTCCCCAAACGTCTTGAACTACTGTGCTTATCGCTTCAACTACTGTTAAGATAACCGTTGAGACGGCATTCCAGACAGTGCTCGCGATATTGTAAATCGTATCTTGATTTTTCTTCCACAAAGCTAACAGGGCATCCCAAATCGTTTGAACGATTTCTAGTATAGAATGTATAGCTGATGAAATAGCGCTCTTGATACTTTCCCAAGTGTTGATTACAAAATTCTTAAATGCCTCATTGTTTTCCCACAATTCTTTTAATCCGATGATAAGTAGTGTGATAGCCACCACTACTCCTGCAATAATCCCAATGATTGGTAATGCCGCTGCAATCATTGCGCCAAATGAGGACATAAACACAGCTTGCAGGGTTAAGAATATGGGGGCTAAGGCTCCCACAATTGTCAAAACACCCCCTAAGATGACAATAAAATCTTTTACTGGATCAGGTAAGGAACGGAACAGTTCAGCCACACCTTTAACAATCGTTGCTAATGTTTGAAAAACGGGGATCATCATTTCCAGAAGAGGTTGACCAATAGCAGATAATGCATTGGTTCCAGCTTGTTTAAGGTTCCCCATCACATTTTCTAAACCGTCGGATTCTCTTGCAGCTTGTCCAAGAGCTCCTGAAAGTTTATTTCCGTCTTCGACCATCTGAAGCAATGTCAATTGCTTCTGCGCTTCACTTAGGTCCTTGAATGATTTCCCGTACAATTTATTTGCAGCTGCATTCCTGGTCGTTTCTGTTGCAGAAATGCCAAGAGCGGCATCGTTAGCAAAATTTCCTTTTAAAAAGGATTGTAAGCTCTCTGTTACGCTCTCAATAGATTTGTCGTAGAAGGCTGCACCATCTGCTGCTGCCCTAGTTGCACGAGAAGTAAGGTCCAAAGCTTCTGCTGTATCTAAACCTGAAGTTTTTGCAAATGAAGCCATCTGAGTGAATGACCCTTGCAATCGCTCTGGGACAATGTCCATTTCCTGACCAATAGCATTCAACGCTTCTCTTGCTTGAGCTTCCATGTCGCCAAAAACAGTTGTAAATTGAGCATTACTAGCTTGCATTTGAGCAGCAGCTTCTAACGCTTCTTTCCCTACTTCTACAAGCTTATCTGAAATAGCACTCAACTTTTCACTAAACTGTTGAAGTAATTCTGCTCTTAAATTTCTCGAGATTTCACTTAAACTTTCCTGAGTGCTATCAGCAGCAGACTTTGTTCCTTTCATCTCATCATTGAGATGATTAAAAGCAGTCTTAGCCTGATTTAACTCCGCTTCCATCCTGTTAGCTTGTGTTGAGTTCTCACCAAATTCTTTTTTGGTGAGCTCCAATTGTCGCTCTAAGTTTGAAATCTGCTTATTGACAATCTCAGACTGAGCACCAATTTTTTTCTGGGCAAGAGCATTTCTCTCGGCTTCGCTAGCATTTGAACCCAAAGCACTTTCTTGCAGTTTAAATGAACTTGTCACCTTTTCCATCTCGGATGCTAGTTGGCTCTGTTCACTCTGCAAATTGTTTAGCTTACTGATATTGTTTTCTGTCGCTTGACCATTTCCAGATAATGCCTGGTTCACACTAGCAAGCTTACTCTCATATCCTTTCAGGACGTTTTGAGTGACTTCGACTTCACGCTGGAAAGCTCGATACTGATCAGCTCCAATATCACCATTTTTGAATTGCTGTTCCACCTGAGACTGAGCTTGTCTCAAGGTTTCTAGTTTCTCTTTGGTCGTAGCAACTTGCTTCTGCAAGACTTCTTGCTTCTGAGTCAGGAGCGTTACGTTCCCTGTATCAAACTTCAAGGCCTTGTCAATCTGTCTCAACTCCTGACTTGCATCAGTAGCAGCCTTATTGACATTTTTCAGCGCCTTCTGCAAGGGTTGCGTGTCGCCATCGATTTCAATTTTGATACCTTTGATATTTCCTGCCATATTTCCTCCTTTCATAAAAAAATAGAAAAGCGCTGAGAGAACTTCTACCACTGATAATGCAGTCAGACCAACGAACTTGGTCTCAGAATCGCTCTCTCAGCACTCATTTTTTCTTTAAAAACTGTCAAAATCAGCTTGCGTGGCCTTCCGTTCGCCACCCTTATCCTCACTCCGTAAATTCACATAATCCGTCTGATAATCCAGAGCCATTCCAATTGAGATGTGCTTTAGATCATCGATAGACAGACCAGTTTCTTTACAGCAGGACAGATAAGACTCTACTGTGAAGATTTCTTCGCTAGCTGATTCTGACTCATCTGGTGCTTTTTTGTCGTCATGCTCGCATTCAGCATTTCCATCAGCACAGGACCAACTTCCTGAATCGGAAAGACTTCCATTTCCATAAAGAATTGTTCATAAGGCTTGATGAGAGGATTTGCAGATTTAGCAAAGGTCCAAAAAAGACGGTTGAAAAAAGTCATGTCAAAATCTGACAACATCGAAACGTCAATATCAGTTGCTGTCAACTCTTTGTCAGTTTCCAGCTTGTTCAATTCATTCATGAATGATTGATTTTTCAACATTGAGAACAAATCTTGAAAATAATCTTTCCCAAATTGTTGCTTGTAGGCAATAGGAGTATAGCCATTTGTGCCTAACTCATACTCCTGATCACCAACCAAAACGATTTTACGCATAGATCTTCTCCTTAAGCTGCAACCGCAGTAGGTTCATAGACTTTCTTAAACCAGTTGTCATAAATTTCCTTATTATCAGCTGATGTGATAGAACGTTTAACAACTGAGTCCAGAGGACGAGGGCTTGCTTTAAATCCAAGCTCACGCTCATTGACGTTTGTACCATTTTTGGTTTTTGAGCCATTGCCTGGACGGCTCGCTGAGCAATAGTAAAGGACGTGACGTGTTTTATTCTTGTCCCCTGAAAATTCGAACATCAAGGCAAATGATGTGAATTCTGCATCAGCTTTTTCAGTCAAAACACCCGTCTGAGCATCTTTAATTTCACCCAAAATCTTAGTCGCAAACATTTCAATAATGTGAGAGATTTTGAATTTACCGTCATAGCCTTCATTTGAGTTCATGAAGTGATAATCGATGTCGTCTGCTTTGATTGGTGTTGATTCACCCTTTGGATCCAATGTCAATTCCATTGCTCCAGGAAAGCGGAAAATTTCATCGTAAGCAATCACTCCATCGGCACCAATTGATTTAATTGGCGCAACGTGAACATTTTTTAAACCAAAAGTTACTTTATTTTCTTGAGTCATGTCATTCCTCCTTAATATAAATAGACCGTATAAGACTTGACATAGAGTCTTTCGGTATCGATAAATGTTTCTTCTTGAACTTCAAAAAAGAGCTCGTGGGTTGCCCACAGCTCTTCCAGACGTTCTTCCAAATCTTCATCCTTCCGCTCAAAAGCTAGCTCTACTGTCACGCTCTTAATCTGATGATTAACCGTGTTGTCAGCTGCATTGATGGCTGGACTAGATTCATAATAGACCAGGTAAGGTAAGTCAGGAGCGTTCCCAATTTTAAACGCTCGATAAGTGACAGGCAAGTTTGCCTGTTCCAAAACAGCAGCAAAGTCTGATAGCTTCATTTCCCAATCTCCTTGATACGCTTCTCAAAGTTTTCTTTAACTTTCTCCTCAACAGGTTTAATATGTGGAAATGCCCGACTACGACCGCCATTTCTCAAAACATGCCCATTTTCTAGTAAATGAGTTAAACGATAGGTTGGAGCCGCGTTGTAGATGACGTATGACCCCTTAGCATTTTTCTTGAAGCGCCAATTTCTAGCATACTTCCCATAACGTTTTGGACTAGTCGCTTTTAATTCCGTAACGGCTTCGTTTACAACGTCCTCAGCAATCAGGTCAATCTTATCTTCTACCTCAGCAGAGTACTCTGCCATTGCCTTTGCAATTTCATTCGCTAAATCACTTGTTAAGCTCATTTCAAGACCTCTGACAAAGTCAACTCTAAAATTTCAGAATCGATAGGATAGGTTTTCAAGATACGATATTGTTTTCCTTCAAACTTCGCAAACTCTTGATTCTCATACTCAAAACTTCGAATCTCAACGACCAAGCTCGGTTTTAGACCTGCTTGGTTTGCTTGATAAAATTCAGAGCGAGTAATCTTTTTTTTGCGACATAAGAGGGTAACTTCAACATCTTCAGAGATTGGTTGTAGTAGTTTATCCTTACCTGTAACTTCCTTAGAGATCAGTATGATTTCATGATTCCACATTCTTGACCTCTTTCTTTGATGCTATCTGTAAATTATGCAGTCGCCACTGAAGGTGACGTGGCATATCCACCCCACCCTCATAGCGATAAGCAGCATAGTCAACGATAAACATTTCATGGTCAGCACGCTCACCGACAAGCTCGATACCGAGATTATCGGTCAATTCAGTGATGACACTTGAAATGATTTTTTTTAACGGCTTGTCTCTCAAGTCGGTTGAAATACCCAACTTAAGCTTCAGCAATTCCAAAAGCTGACCTTCGTCCATGTTTACTCCTCAACTTCCTTAGCAGGCTCTTCAGCAGTTTCATCAACTGTTTCTTCCTGCTCAACTGCGGGCTCTTCTTTCACTTCTTTTGTTTCAGGATCTGGTTTCTTAGTTTCATCCTCTCCCAAAACTTCAAGGAAGATAGAACCAGCAGTGTTGGCACCAGTCAAAAGGCCATTGGTAAAGCTATCTGTTGGCTCATATCCTTCACGAGGAAAGATATCGCCAACAGCATAGTCATGATTTTCAGGATCGGCCAAGTCCTTGAAAGGACGGATTACTTTATAGCTCATACGCCACCTCCTTAAGCTACAACATCAGTGTATGTTCCGAAGAATCCAGCTTCTTCATCTACTTTCTTAATATCCAAACGGATAAAAAGCCCAAGCAATTGTCCGTAAATGTCATTGTTCACCCATTTAACGGATACTTGAGCACGGTCAAACTCTTTGACGAACTCAGTGACATCTCCGATAAAGAATTTCATGTCTCCTTCGTTTCCAAACACTGTGTCATCTACTTTGTAGATTGTTTTCCCACCAAATGAATAGCCAGTAGGTGAAGCCACATCAGTTTGAAGCATGTAGCGCCCATCTTTGTCCTTCACCTTGTCAAGCGCAGCAAACATTGACTTAGTTACAACGATGCTTGCTTTATAAATTGATTTAAGCTTCTTGTTGTAGATATCTTTAATACCATCAAATCCAGCCGCATCTGCTTGGGTAGCTGTTTTGAGGACAGCTGTAACTAATGACAATTCAGTGTTTTCACCTTGATTGAACACTTCGTCTTCAACAATGGACATGATGTCATAGTCTGCGTCGTCAATCATTTCTTGTGACACAGGGATATATCCACGGTAAGTCTTGATTGAATAATCAATCTCGCTGATTGCTGGTTTTCCGAGTTCTGGATTTGATTTCAATTCATCTGTTGAAACCATTACACCATCCGTTTTCTTGATAACTGGATATTTACCAGACCCACTGTTAACTTTCACACGTTCCACAAGATCCAAAAGTGGATTACGTGTTTTGTTGACGAAGTGAGGTTTTAGCACTTCAGTTGGGATCAGAGCTGCGCTTCCTGAATCAGTAGTTTTCAAACCTACGATGTCACGAGTTTGACCGGTACGAATGTATTTAGCAATTGCGTCACGTTGTTCCAATTTTTGTCCTCCACGATGTTCTTTACTTGGGTAAGTCGGCGCTTTACGATTCAATTCTTCAACTTGATTTTGTAAATCTTCGATTTCTTTTTCAAGTTGTTCTTTTTCTGCCAATTTTTCATCCAATTCTTTTTGAATGTCTTCCAGGCTCTTTTCAACTGCTGAAACTTCTTCATCAGTTCCAGCTTGATCCAATTTCTTCGCTTCAAGTTCAGAACGCTTGTTCAATTCTTTGATTGATTCTTCAAGTTCCACCACTTTTTCTGCTTTGTTGCGCATGCGAGCGCCTAAAATCAATGATTTGTGCATAGGTTAAATTTCTCCTTAATTTCTTTTTTGCGCTTATCCAGCGCCTCACGATTGGCACGTTGTTGACTTTCAAAGTCTTTCTGCCGTGCAGCAATTTCCGTTTGTGGATAGGCTGGGAAAGTACATGGACTCACTTCAAAGATTTCTAATTCTAGGATGGTGTCCAGGTACGAACCATCTGCTTGCTCTTCCGTGTTTATTTTTATTGGGATAAAACCAAAGCTACATCCAATCACATCACCACGCTGAACACGAGCATAGGCCCCAACAGCTTGCGGATCATCTTTGTTGATGATGATATCCCCGTAAAGTCCGATTTCATCAACTCCCAAAATGACCGTTCCATTACCAGTCCGACCAAGCACCAAACTATCATCATGGTTAAATAATGCCCTGATGTCAGCTCCTTTGATAGCTTTTTCAACACCCTCACGCTTGATTACCTCAAAGTAGCCTGGCCATAATTCAGTGACCTCATCAAACTTGATAAAGTACCCGCTCAAAATCAAATCACCAGTTTCAGATTCTTCTCGTGTTTTGAATTGAGCGGTTCGATAACTATTCCGTTTCTTCATTCTCTTCCTCACCCCCTTTCAATTTCTTCTGGTCCCCAAGTCTATCCTGTGGTAGATAATTTTCAAGAGCAAGGAGCTCATCCATGTCAGGATCTGGTGGCATCCCAAGCCAATCCCGCCACTCATTTCTACGCATTGCCATGCTTTTAGTCATCTGTTGTGCTACTGATGATAATTCTGTAATGTCGTAAGAATATAGTGAACGAGCATTAAATTTGAAATACCGATTATTTGAAACGAGTAAGTCTCTAGTTAAAGTCTGAGTGATTGTCGTAGCAATGCTCATGACCGTTGTATTGACAAAGTTGTTGTATTCTTCTTTGTCAAATTTACCAACTCCCAAAATAAAAGCTGGAACTCCCAAAAGCCCAGCAACTGTTTTCTTATCAATTTCAACAGATTCATTGATAGCAATATCTTTCAAGCTTAATGGCTTGACCTGCTCGACATTTAACAGAGCATCTGGAATAATCCACGGTTCACCCGCTTGACTTGTTGTTAAGTATTTCTTAGCAACCTTGTCTCGTCCTTCTTGTGTGCCCAATTCTCCACTCGAAGAATCAACCTTAATAATCAGGCTAGGAACGTTCTTCCCATTCATAAAGCCTTTTTTGGTTTGAGTAGCAAGGTTTAAATTCCTAACAATATCCCTCAGAGTAAGCCTGTAGCCAGTCCCTACAAATGGATTCTCTGGATCTGGGTTGATTACAAAATGCACGACTTCACTTGGGTTGTAGTCGATACCACGATAATTCACGATATAACCAATATCATCACTTTTGAAAGAGACTTCACTCATTGCGAATGGTCTCAGGTTCAAAATGTAATCATTCACAGGATCATACTCAACATGAAGAACTGAGTTACCGTCACCAAACAATAATAGGTCACGCACAATCTTGAAAATCCAAGTTTTGCGAGTCATATTGTCGCATGGGTTTACATCAATCTTGCGAGCCAGTCCGTCTTTTATTCGGATGTCGCCTTTGTCGGTATTCTCCATCAAATGAATGGTCATATTTGATACCATGTCAGCAATCTTGTTGACTGCTGTAATCACATCAGGGTTGCGAGCCAGAGGAACGTAGCTATCACCGTCGATATAAAGCCCAAAATCTGAATGAGTGATAACATTCGTTCCACCTCGACTCTTACCACGTTTCAAAAACCTATCTAAAATCCCCATCTTTCCTCACCTCCTTTCTAGCGAAAAGTATTTTGAAAAAGTGAATCAAAGTGTTTGTTTCTTACTATATTCTGACTGACATCAACTATTTGTTTATCCCAGTTAACTGTTTCAGCCCTCAAATCTTTCGTATAGCTTTGACGAACGATTACTTCTTCACCATTTAAAATTGCTTTTACTTTTCCTGTGTTGATTAACACGTTGATGTCATGTTCTGATAAAACTATTTCATTCATAAATCACCTAATCAAAGAAGCTCATGATATTCTGATTCTTGCCAAGGTTAGCAAGAGCCTGAATGCAAGCAAAAACGCTGGCATCGAACAAGTCAATTCTTGCAGTACCACCGTCGCCATCTAATTTTTCATATTGCACAGCATCGTCCACCTTTTCAATCGCCCTGACATTGCTTACGCAGTATTCATAAGCATCAGAGTGAAGATAGTAAAATTCTTTATTCTTAACTTTGAACTCAATCCGTCTGAATCCCTCGGATTTCAGATAGAAAAGCTGAGGTTGGTCAATCATCTTGAACCGAGCTTGTTTCATCTTCGTCAGGAACTCACGACCAAATTTTCTATCCATTCCGACAGCAGCAATCTTGAACCCTTTCTCTCTCATCTTGATAAACCATTTGACAATATCATCATAGAGTACCGTCGGAGTATTGCTCATGGTTAGCCAACCATCAGACTGCCAGCCAAAAAGTGGAATCCCGTCATCGTTAGCTTTCTTTTGAGCGTTGACACGAGGAAAGAAAGCGTGTGTGATACAGATATCAACATCTTTTTCACCATCATGATAGACGCCGTAGAGAGCAGCCGCTGTTAAGTCATGCAGCCTTGACAAGTCTGCTCCACCATACCACTGGATAGGCAAGCGTGCCAGTTCTTCCAAAGTCCAATCATAGCGACTGTCTGAAGCAATGAATTCATCAGGATTGAAATAAGCGTTCATCGAGTTAGTAAATACATTCAATGTCTTGTTAAAGAACTCATTTCTTGTCTGTGGATCATTCATAGCTTGCTCAGCTTCAGCTCTCAAAGCAGGCATGGACACCGTGACACCCCAAGACGGATTTGCCATTTTCAAAACATTATCATCAAGATAGTCACCAACATCGCCATCCGTTGTCTGATTGGCTTTACAAATAAAGATAAATAGAGCCTCATCCTGTACCAACTGCTTGAGCACTTTCTGACAGTATTTTAAGCGATTAGCAAGAAAGCCTGTTGGAATATCCCCCGCCGTAGAGATAACAAAAAGCATACTGTTACGGTATGCTGACATTGTTTTCTTCATAAGACCATACTTCTTAGAATTTCGCATGGTGTGAGCTTCATCGATGACCGTGACATTGCCATTGAGAGAGTCCAAACGGCTCTCATCATTGGCCAATGCCTGAATATAGAATGACCCATCGTCTCCAAAATTAGCTGTGATAGAGTGTTCTTGGTTATTGTCCTTGATACGGATAGATTTGTCATTCCATCGTTCCACGTTGAACTTAATGAAATTAAAGGCTTCCAGTGCTTGCTTGACAGAGTTGGCCACGATATAGCATTTTGAACCACTATCGGCATCCAAAATCTGATAAAGCAGAGCAATAGCAGCAGTAAAACTGGTCTTGCCGTTTTTCCGTGCCAGCATTATCAAGGCTTCCTTGAACCTACGCTCGTTCGTACCAGCGTGATAGAACCCAAAGAGATTGACAACCGTGAAATGTTGCCACGGTTGCAAAATCAAAGGCTTGTTACGGATAGACATAGCAAACATGTCATCTCCTTGCTGATGAACAATTGAGTTCTCAATGAAGTGAACAGCAAAATCCACTATATCCTCATCAAGCTCATATGCTGGATTTTCCAAATCCCTCAAAAAGCGTTCAGCAGCCAAAATCCGTTCTTCGTTATGTTCCTCTTGATAGCTCAGGACATAATCAACATAGGCTTTAGCTTTTCCAAGATTGGTTGTAGCGTGGCGAAAATCGGCAAAACGTTTTTCAAAGTCTTTATCCATCTTTCACCCGCTTCTTTTTCAGTTCATTTTTGAACTTCATAACCTCTGTTAGTGGGGAGCCTTTGTCCTGCTCGACCACCTCACCCAGTGATTTTGGGTTAAACATAAGCTGATTCGAATAGCTCAAGATATCTTTCCTGAGTATTTCCATCGCGGTTAAGATTGGAACTTTGCGCTCATTCTCAGCACCAGCCTTATTGACGTAGGTGTCTGTTACTGGATAACCCATATCAGCATAATCTTGAGCAAGTTTCTGATACTGATAGAGCATTCCTGCAAAAATGTCAATGATCATTTCGAACTCTTTACGATAAGTGCCCAAGTCTTTCATCTGCTTGACCACTTTTGACTTAATCGACTTTGCTGTGATTGGTTTAGCCAAAAACTACCTCCTTTCGTCAAAATCGCTTAATTTTTACCCCCTTTTTGTTTGAAGGCCCCCGACTTGGAAAAAGTTCCCTTCACCGGTACCCTACTGGCCAAAATGATTTTTCAAAAAGAGGGGGGACTAAAAATTTTCATTTTTCATTTTTGAAAAAATTTAAAAATTCTTTTTTTCTTTTTTTCTGCCAATACAATCCTTGATTGATTACTCTATCGTTCACTCTATCATGAAACGTATTGTGTTTCTTATTCGTCAACGGCAAACAATTCCATTCAACGAATTCAAGTTCAGGATATTCAGATACAGGGAAGATATGATGAACCATTTCTGCTTGAACAGAAATTCCGTAACGCAAACTTTCTTGACAAAGATAATCATGCTTACGCATTATCCTATCACGGAACTTCTCCCACTTCTTAGATCTCAAGGATGGTCTGATAGGTTTGTTATACATCTCAAACCTCCTCTCTCAATGCTAAAAGGGACAGGCCTTTGACCTATCCCCTCCTCATACAAGAAATCTATGCTACCATAATAAACCTTTTTTTGTGAGACTTCAAGATGTCTTTTGTCTCATTTTATTTTGTTTATAAAATCATAGGACAATACAAAAACAAATACGAGTGGTAAGAAAAGAAATATCAATCCGTTCTCAACTAACTTTAATACATCACTTTTCCCCCAATCAAAAATAACAACTAAAAAAATTAAGGTTAAAAAATAGACAACTAGATATCCTAAAAATAATCCCAATGTTTCATCCTCCAACTATACCAATTTTATCCCTCACTTTCACATATCTTATATTTTGTTAAACTCCCCTTAATTCTCAAATCCTTACAGCTCCTAGCTTTCCGTCTCTTTGATTTTTTCAGCTTATGCTTAACTCATTATGTGAAAGTAATATCTAAAAAATTAAATGACAAAGTTCCGTAAAGCATCATCAAGCTCTGCTTGTTCTATCCCTATGTATCTTAAGGTTATTGCAGGTGATGAGTGATTGAACATTTTTTGTAATGTTCCTACGTCCTTTGTCTTGTTGTAATATTTATAGCCAAATGTTTTTCGCATTGTGTGTGTACCGACATTATCAATGCCAAGTTCTTCAGCTGCTTCATGTATGATTTGATAGGCTCGCTCACGAGTGATTGCTTTATTCTGACCTTGCCTACTCTTGAATAAGAAATGATGAAATGGTTTGCCCTCGACATATCTCCTCATTTCTTTCTTGAGTTCTTTTGTCATCCGTCTTGTTATCTGCTTGCCAGTCTTCCGTTCTCTCAGTTTGATGTGCCAGCCTTGAACATCTTTAACTTTCAAGGTAAGTATATCTCCGACTCGCAAACCAGTATTCAAGCCTGTAATGAATAGCATATAATACATCTCATTCCACTCTCTGAGATAATCTTTCATTGCCTGAATGTCGTCATTATCTTTTATCGGTGATACAAATTCCATATTCTACCTCCTTTCCCAAAACAAAAAGCCAGCATTTGCTGACTCTTGACGATACTTCTGTTGGACAACTTGTTTGACTAAAATTAAGGATGACTCCTAACATGTAATGTGTGTTTTTGTTTCAGAAGTTCATGCTATCATAATAAACCTTTTTTTGTGAGACTTCAAGATGTCTTTTGTCTCAATCTTATTTACAACTCACCTTTCAGTATAGCGTACTGTTCTAAGATAATCCTTCTACGTCGATAGATTGTAGCTTTGCTCATGAATTTCTGTTCCGCTATTTCTTCCCACCTCAGCTGAGGATATCTCCAGCGCAGATTAAAGATTTCCTTATCCTCATCAACTAAATTGCTCAAGAGTTTGTTAATGATTCCTTTGAATCCTTCAAGAAATTTTAAGGTTGGATCATCAGTGATTCTAATTGCAATTGTTTCGGTAGGTTTGCTTATTCCTACGCTGGGACCACTCTGAGCATCTGGGTTTCGAGTTTCTAATTCTAGTCTTCTCAAATCTATTGTACGTTGAATGTTTTGGAATTTGAAAAGTTCTCTGTCCAATGTTTTGAGGTCTTCGTCGCTCAATTTCTTCAAATTTTACCTCCGAATTTTCTAAATAATTAAATAAGCTATCGAACATTTTAGAAAAAGCCTTACTGATGTCAGAAACTATCTGCTTAATCATTCTAGATAAAACTTCAATTTCTTCCTGACTTAACTTTCTAAGCTTATTTTCTAATTCTATTTGTTTCTTCTGAGCAAGTTGTTTAGCTTTCTTCTTTTTAATCCTTCTATTCATCTTGCTCTCCATTTCCTGGTATTAGCTTTTATGAATGCAGCCTGCTCTTGCATCTGCTTCCATTCGTAATCCATGATGATTTCAAGCTGGTTGTTACAAAGAGTCCTCAAGAAATCATTTTGAGCTTCTAGCTTCTCAATATCCTGATAGGCCCTTTCGTACAGTTCATCTTCCAGAAATCTAATGCGCTCTGCCATTGCTTCCTGAATAATGATGTAAGTTGGTTTCTTGTATTTTGTCATTACAATATTACCTCATCTCCTATTTTTAGAAATTCATAGTTTGTTTTAGTAACTACGAACACTCCGTAATTTTTTACCGTGATAGTGTACATGTCTCCTATTTTTTCTTTGTGGACGACTCTGCCTTTGATTTCTGCGCCTTGATTATCAGCCTTGTAGATAATCATCGGCTTCTTCTCTTCCAGATTCCGAATCCTGTCCATCTGCCAGATGTTCAATCCAGCTGACAGCAGAATCCATATAGCTATGAATCGTTTCAATCTGTGACCTCCTTCTTTCATCTCATGAATTTTGGTATGTTGCCAGAGTATTCCTCGTATAACCAATACTTTCTACAACATTCATCGTAATCATAAGTTTTTCTAATTTTTAATTTTCGTTTGAGCGTTTTCTTATATTGTTTCGGGCATGGAATGGAAAAACTTTCATCATGGACAGAAAACCAAGCTACAAAATATCGTTCAGAATATTTGTAATGTTTTCTTTTTTGTCTAAGATTCATCACTCCACCTCCTCAATCTCAATCCCTGGGCAATCAAACACCCAGCCGAAATCCGCATCTTCTAGTTGTTTGCGAGTAAATTTTGTAGCTATGCCACCCAGAGAGAAGAATAGTTTCTTATCCCCAGCATTATAATATAGCGGTTGTTTTGTCTCTTTCATCACCACTGTATACCGCTTCTCCTTCTTAACCTTGTGGCCTAAAATCCAAGCTAGTGCGAATAATTCGGAGTTGTCCCAATACCATTCTGCAACTCTGTCAGACATGCTTGCGTCTATTGAGTAAGACAATGTATACCCCAGTTTTTTCTGTTCGGTTATAAAATCCGCCACAAACTGCGGTATCACTGGTATATTCAATTCTTGCCGAATCTTATCAGCATCCTTCAATTGATTACCAACCCATGCTCCCTCAAGTTTGCCTTGTTCATAACCGCTGCGATATTTCATTGAACCGTAGTCGTCCCCTAATTCTTTTATAATGTCATTAAGCCATCTGGTTTGAGTTGTTGGATCAAACCCTCTAATTCGACGAACGACATCTTTTAATTTGAACGGCAACGGTTCTGGCTCGTCCAAAGACCGTAAGTCTTTCAAAACCAAATCAACCGAGGTCATCTTTTTCTTGCTGGCTTTAAATTTTTCATAGCGTTCAATTATTCCCTGTATGTTCATTCTCCATCTCCTTCGATTTCTGAAACGGCATCCTGTATAAAAGTATTGCCAATTTCGTAGTATTTGTATTCCTTAGCTGTCACTTCAAAACTTTCTTCAACTTGCTTATTTCCTGCATACCCTGAAACGACTAGAATATATCTTCTTTTGGTTCTGGTTGGCACCAGTACCGAACTTTTTCCAGACACCACTGGTATGAATGTTGTGTGAGGTTCATCAATGTACTTGTCTACAACCGTACCACTCGAAATCTGGTGACATGCCACGAGGAATGATGCGAGTAAAACAACACATAAGATTTTTAAATATCTCATTCCTTCTCCTCCAAAAGATCTGGATTTTCATAGACGTTTCCGATGATTTCTCTTGAATTAGCCACATTACACAATCTTTCAAAATTGTTGTATCTAATCAAGCTATTTACAAACATTCCTAAATCTTCTCTATATTCGATAATTCCGTTTAACAAACCATCTTTTGTACCAAAAACATCTTTCTCGTATATCTCCCGTAAATTTTTGTCAAACATCCCTGTGAAACATCCTACTGATTCTATATTTACAGGACACCAAGAACCTATAGTAATGTATTGTTCGTTAGCTTCTACCACTTCGTTGATAATAAATGCTCTTCCTCTATCTTCAATTAAATGTCCGTATTGCCATTCTCCTTTGCTATTTTCGTCAATGGATAGCCCTCTAAATTTTGGTATCATCTTGCACCTCTTATAATTCTCATAAATTTCGGCACTTCACCGTGATATTCTTCAAGAAGAAAAAATTTTCTGCAGCACTCAGCGTAGTCATAGGTTTTATTAACCTTTAATTTTTGCTTGAGTGTTTTCTTAAATTTCTTCGGACATACAGCAAATGTAACTTTATCATCGACAACTAGCCAGGCTATAAAATATCTATACGAATAATTATAGTGTTTTCGTTTTTGTCTAAAGTTCATCCTTCACACCTCCTACGCTACTTTTTGTACTAATTTCGTTTGTTTCATCCATTCCTTGGCTATGTCCCATACTTCAGCTGGTACATCTTGGTTATATTTGCCACGAAATTGGGCTATTTTCCCCTGCCTTACTTCGAGTGTGTAAAGAGGTTTTTTAGGTTGGTTTGATAAACGGACAAACACTATTAAGGTATCTCCTTTAAAATGCTTGTCTGTATATGAGCTTACGCAGTGATGTAGCTTTTTGCCCTCGTAGATCAGCTCGGCCACTTTTCTAGGGACATGGAATGCGTATCCCTGGATGGTCTTATCCATTCCTTCTCTGAGTTTGAATTCAGCTTCAAGCTGCTTGCGTTTTTTCTTGTCTTCCAGCCTACGCTTTTCTGCTAAGAATTGATTGTATAGACCGCAGGTATGTTGATGCATACAAAAAAAATCTTTTGGCACGAGCATTGCATCACCTTCAGGCTCAATGCCCATTTCTCGTAGCATTGTGAGATAGTCAAGATATTCATTGAAGTCAATATGATTCTTGATAACCCAATTCTGAAACTTATTGATCCCTACACCTTTCGGTATATGCTTGATGTCATGGTAAGTCAGATAAGATTCAATGCCAGGTACTAGCTGGCCGTTCCGCTCTTTTAATCGACGGCTCAACTCAAATTCATTAAAACTACGATTTGAATTCTTGAAAAATTGTTTATTCTTCTGAAGCCATCTGCGATTTAAGGTTCGCATATCTACGTTTTTGGTGAATCCAGTGTAACCTGGATACATGATTTCGTTGGCCAATTTGTAAGCATGGATTTTTTGAGCAAATTCAATTTCAAACTTGTATTTGTAAAGCCGTTCGATTTCCCAATAAGCGATATTCCCAAACTTCAAATATTTGAGTTCAGATACTTTTTTAAGTTTTTCAATCCAGTTATTCGGATAGAATTTATTACCTGTATAATATCCACCACTAAAAAAATTACCAAATAGATACGGATAAAATTGCCCGTTGTAATCTTGGCCAATCTTCACATGTTTATCGTTTTCAAATCGCTCCAAATTTGTAAATTGCCAATCGATAAACTGTTTTCCTTCAACTAACTCCGACCTAAATTCATAAGATTGGATCTCAATGCGCTTTGAGGTGCTGAGAATGATTGAAAAGAAGTAGGTCTTGTCGTAAAAAGAGAGTCGTGACGATTTCGTCAATCGTTTTTCAATACAATAGCCAAGGTTCAAGTCTGAAGCAATTATGGTTTTATCCTTATTGCTCCATTTGTACGTTGTAATTTGCGAATAACACCATCTCCAAAAATCTGCAGGTGGTTTTAAGCGTCTGTCAGCTTCTCGCTTACATTGTTCATGTTTCATTCATCTAAGAAATCGAAAATGCTCATTTGCTTTTCGACTACTCCTTTCTCTTTCTTAATTTTAGGTTTCATGATGATATCATCATCTGGACCAGCGCCTTTCCTAATTTTGGCGACATCAACCTTTTCTTCAGGAGAAGCCTGAGATTTGTCTTCCTTTTTCTTCTTAACGAGCTCAACAGGCACCTGCTTGATGTTAGATACTTGTGAATTTGAGATAAAGTACTCTCTAACCCATCTGAAGACAGTAGCATCATCGATACAAGCGACTCCGTTTTCAGCAAATTTACGAGCTTTTTCTTTAGCATGGCTTAAAGCACACTTCAGAGAATATCGCTCTTTTAAGATTCCTTTAAATAATTCCTCATCCTCCTGATCGCATATCCAGTTATGAACACGGTCAAGTGCAGTATCATGTGGTTGATTTAATTCCTCCAGCAACTTAGCCAGAGCTTTTTCTTTAATGTCATTCATATTATTTTCCAAAAAATACGACTGCCTCTGTGTGTGAGTTTGGCTAAATACGGGCAGTCGCTCGTCCAAGGTCACACGACCGATTGACGCATATTCTAGCTCGCTTTTAACGTGGTTCTCGGCACGTTGATTTTGTCGCTAAGTAATAGCAATCTACCGCACCATAATCAAAACGTACATCGTCTTTTCCGATATATTTTTTAAATCTTGGTCTGGTAATGCCTGAGAAAGCCCATTGATGGTCTTTCATCCGTTCGATAAGTTCATCCACATTGTTAAAACTCCCAAGGAAAAACTTGCAGTGCCCATTGTAGACGAAATAGAGATTTAATAACAAGGTGTCTCACCTCTCTAAAAATAATCTTTCCTTTTATTTTTCAAGTCATTAAATACCATCAGATGATCATTGTCTACACCCTTCATCAACCGACTCATAAACGGCCGACCGTAGCGTTTCTGAATTTCTTGTGCAGTCAGATTAGTCGTGATAACCGTATTGGCCCTTTTGTTGAGAATGTTGTAAAGAATACTGAAGGACCACTCACTGTCCTTCTCCATACCAAGATCATCCAAGACCAAAAACTTTGCACTAGCGATTTTATTGACCAGGAACTCTTCCTGACTAAAGTCCGCCTTGATTTTCATCAGTAAGTCAGTGACATTGATAAAGATAGCAATTTCTTTTGTAACTTCTGATAAAGCTTTCATCATGGCAAAAGCAAGATGGCTTTTACCCGTTCCAGCTTCGCCTTGAAAAACAACATTGTTTCTCGCTCCACCTGCCCACTCTCTACAAATTTTTTGGGCAAACTTCAACTTTTCAGCCTCTTTTTCAGTAGGTGTGTCAAAGTTATCAAGAGTAGCATTTTTCAGTACATCATCATAGAGAGAGAATCTCTCAAGATAGAACTTACGTTCTCGCTCATGTTCAGCATCAGCCAACTCATTGACCTTTATTTGATTCTCTGCATGGATCCGTTCCGATTCACATAAGCGACAAAGGACATCATTTGTCCGAAGGATTTTGATCAAGGGAATCCCATGCTTTTCGCAAATTTCAGCCTGTTGTTCAGTATTTCTATGATAAGATAAGGCCATCTCCTCGAGTGCATCAGTTACCATGATACCTTACCTCCGCAAGCCTGCCAGCTGGCCATATCTGACAAGCAAGCAGTGGCAGTAGAAAGAGATTGTTTTGCAAGCAGTGACTTCTTTTCCTCGCTTATCGGATAAAAGTCATCTTCAAATTGCTCGATAAGTTCTAAAATCCCCATTCGTCTGTCGCCTCCTTGCCTGATTTTTTTTCTTGATGTTGTTTTTGAGATTGTTGAACCTGTTCAACTGTTGTAACCTGATTCAGCTGCCAATTTCTTAAAATTCCACCAATGTACTTGATGTTAGGCTTACCTAAATTAATAGCTATCTTCAATGCTTCTTTTACTAAATCGACATCATTTTCGTTCAAAAGATGATTGATTTCCTCAATCTCAAAACCTGATAGCAATCTACGGAACTCAGATTGGAATAATTCAAGAATATTTTCGTTACTACTAGTAGTAGTTATACTCTTATCTTTATCTAATCTATTCTTAGTCTTATCTCCTTCTCCTTCTTCTTCTAGTGCGTTACCGTCCGTTACTGTAACGTTACATGTAACGTTACCAAGAGCAAGATTTTTCTGCTTCTCTCGGTGTCTTGCCACACGATTCCGTGTTTGTTCCTTGATTTTTTCCATGCCATCAATATTTTGATGTTTTTCCCAATTTGGCAAAGTAATGACACCGTCAATAATCTCAATCATCCCAAATTGCTCAAAGACTCCCAGGGCCATTCTGACAGTATTTAGAGGCCTTTGAAAAATTGTAGCAAGCATTTCATCAGTGTAATGAACCTTATCTGACATCATCAAAAGTCCGTTGCGATTATGTTTGCCAGCGAGAGCTAGGATTTTAAACCATATAACTAAAATGGCATCATGGTCTGGTAGTGCATCAATAAGACGTATTTTTTCATCGTCAAAAATGTCCGTCGTAATCTTAATCCATTTGATTTCAGACATTACTCCCCTCCGTTTTAATTCACAAATGTTTCTTTTCGTATCACGGGATCAATGTCCACACGTCGGCTAGTTTTAAAGTCGATAAACCCTTTTTCAACTTGTGGCACTTGAAATTGAATCTTCTTTTTCTGTCTCATTGCCATTTTTAGCTTGATATTCATCATCAGTGATTCAATCAATACCACTGATACTACTGTGCCTACTGCGATAATTTGTAAATTGTTCATGTTTTTTATCCTCTTTTTGTGCTATAATATAGTCAAATAATTTTGCTAAGACCTTGTCCAGAAGCCTTTTAGTAAAGTTATTATATTTGATTAGAGAGCCATTCTTTGATGGCTCTTTTTGACCATTTCTTACCAGGTAATTCCTTTGGAAATCCCTTTAAGTAACGATAATTATCTGAAAAGGTGGCATACTTAATTCCTAGAAATTCGCAGGTAGTGTTCACATCCATCAACTCTGGATAGTGATCACTATCTTTTTCTATTTCGACTAGCCTTGTGATTGTGTCCTTGATAATAGATTTAATCCATTCAGACAGTGAAAGTAGAACATTGTCCATCTTCTTCCCCTTTCTAGACGTCATCAAATGAGTTTAATTTCATGATTTTCATCTTAGTGTTTGTGCTTGGCTCCCACGTCATCCAGTAGGCCAAGGCTGCATCTGCAAACTTTTTCGGTAGCAAATCATAGCGACTAATGTTGAAGTGGTCTTTGAAATCAATCTCAGCTTGTCTAAAGACTGACTGAGCGAAAGTCTTATCCGCATAAGCTGGACTATCAATACCACCTAAGCAAGCCACGACACGAGCTTTGCGCTTCTTCAGTAATGATTGAGCATAGCTAGGATGAATCGGTTGCTCACTCTTGAGGTAGTCAATATCTTCTAGCATGGTCGCTTGTTGCTCACGCAATTTCTTTTGGCCAGTGAATAGAGCAATAAAAGCATCCTCGTCCAAATCTTCACGGATGAATCCGCCCTTCTTGCGAATGGCTGGCAAGACCTCTGATGTGACCCAGCGCTTGAACTCTTTTGCTTGTGGAAGCTTACTTGAAAGAATGAGAGAGTAGAGACCAGATTCATTGATGATCAACATATCTTGTGTTCCACCGCTAGTAGGGATGCCCTGTTTTAGGGCGTCCTCTTCATCAACATGAAGAGCAATCGCATTTCTAGCCTTGCTATATCCTAAGATATCTGCAACATCTTTCCCAACGAACCACGGCTCGTCATCAATTGTCAAAGTACGGACTTCCTGCCCGTTAAAATTAAAAATTTCGTTCATAATGTTCCTTTCTAAATCTAGTTGTGATTAGATGTTTTCTGTCGCATAGCACGTTTTCTGATAGCTTTTCCCAAACAATCAGCTAGTTGAATCATGTTTGGAATCTTGCTTCCCTTGATGCAAGAAACAGCGCCCAAAGCTTCATAATAGGTCTCTGTGTGTTCCAAAATATCATCAACCATATTTTCAAAATGTTTCTCAATAATTTCTTTGATGAGATCGTTATTTTGTTTCTTTTCGTTCATATCCTACTCTCCTAAATCAACCCAAGTTTCGTCAATTCCTAAAACGTCGCAAACTCGGTTCTTTAATTTGTCGCTACCTTTACCATATTTCAATAATTCTGAAATGGTAGGTTTCTTCACTCCACAAGCACGAGCAAGGTGTGTTTGTGTCATTCCTTCTGAATTCAGTTTATCCTTAACTAACCGAATCCATTTTTTATGTTGTTGGCTCATTCCTGACCTCCTTTTTAAAAAATTATCTAAAAAGTTAGCGAACTACTTGACAAATTCTAAAACTAGTTTTAGAATATAGACATAGAGAAAAGACCTACTAAAAGTAAGGTTATACCTAGAAAACGGACGCCAATCAGTTTTTGTTAGGCTTTATTTTTTAGTTGTCTTGTTCGCTAACTCTTTAGCTTACGAATACTATTTTAAAACTAGTTTTAGAATTTGTCAAGGGTTTTTATAATTAATTTTAAAATATTTTTTCGTAATGCTTAGAAAGGTTGAAATATCAATGTTCTTAGCATTCGACAGAATTAAAGAATTGGCTGATAAACAGAAAATTTCTTTAAATATTTTAGAAGAAAAGTTAGGGTATAGTACAAATTATCTTTATAGTCTAAAAAAAGGTAATCCAAAATCTGATAGACTACAAGAAATAGCCGATTATTTTGGTGTTAGTACAGACTACTTATTAGGTCGTACTGAAAATCCTAATCTTGCAGATGACACCAAGGAATATTCATGGCAAGGGAAAGTTCTAAATGTTGAAGAAATGGCATCGAATGTCATGATGTTTGGCGGTCGAGAATTAACAGATGAAAAGAAGAAAATCATCCAGTCGATCATTGAAGGTTATCTCAAAGAAGCTGGTGATTAGAGGTATTGCTTAGTGACTGAAAAAGAAATTATAAGTCATTTTCAGATTCGTATTATCGATTTTGATGGAGATTTGATGCCTGATGAACTTGGATTTTACGAAAAAGAAACCAATACAGCTTTCTTGTCGAGCAAACTTAGTAAAAAAGAGAGGGTTAAGGTCCTACTTCATGAACTAGGACACAAGGACCATACACGCTCAGAGTACCAGAACGCTCGCCTGCGCTGTGAAAACGAAGCTGATAGGAATATGATCCATCATCTCGTAAAAGACGCACTAGAAAGCTTAGACGACCCCAAAGAGTTTGATTACCTCAAATTCATGTCCTACTACAATCTTAAAACCGTGACAAATGAAATCATGGTAAAAGAGGAATATCAGACTTTAATTGGTTAAATATGTTTATAAACTGCTGAAGCAGAAAAAGAAAGGAACTACTTATGGCATTGTTTGGTAAAAAGCAAGATGAAAGTTTAGAGGTTGAACTCTTCACAGAGGAACCGAATGAGCGAGTTTTTGAGTTTAAGAAATCAAAAACTGTTGTAAGAATCGATGATTATTTTATCAGGATTGCAAGAAAGTCAAATGTATCTAATGTTCTTCTTCATGGTCTTGATGGCGAAAAGTCAATTCTCCTCTCTGAGATTACAGCATACCAATTGAAAGAACCTGGCTCAACTGTTGGCTATCTTCAACTTGTTTACCCTGGTTCTTCTGATACAAAAGGTGGTGTGTTTGATGCCGTAAAAGATGAAAACACAGTAACCTTTATCAAAGATGAAAAAGCATCTATTTTGGAATTAAAGAAAGCTATAGAGAAAGCTTTAAAAGATAAAGTCAAGAAATAACAAAAAAGCCCCACAATCGCCCTCGCCAAAGTTTGATTGTGAAGCTCATCCTTATAAAAAATCAGCCATTAAAAAGGCCTCTTTTCTATACCCTATTTTACACC